TATTGTGGGTATTCTTGTTGAACTACACGATAGAATTGTGCTTTGAGAGTTTTGTCGTTTTTGACTACTGCCCAAGGCATACCACCAAAGTACTGATCCGATATGCGAATAGCAATAACATCGGGCAAGTCCATCCATTTGTAACCAATTTTACCATCTGGCATTAATGGAGCTAATGGATCAACCCATCCAGCTTCTGCGCCCTTGCGATATTCGGCACAGCGTAATGCGATATAATCGGTATTAAATTGCTCGCGTTTGATATAGAATTTGCCATCTTCACGGCCTGTTGTTGTTTTAATGTTTTTGCTACCATTGTAGCCCACATTAGTCCAATCGCCTTTGAGATAGTTGTATAACTGGTCATTTTGTAGCAATTTATCTGCTACGCCATTATGTTTGGTAATCATACCGCCTGCATCCTGTCTAAGGAAGTTATAATCGGTATTTACATCATTTGTATTGATAATATCGGGTCTGTTTTGATCTTGGCTCATAATATGTATTTAGTTGTAGTCACATATAACTGGTTTATGTAAATGACAAAAGGCACCGAAGTGCCTTTTGTATAGTGCCTTATTAAAGGATATTAATAAGTGTTTGAAGCACGGAGTACTAATGAACTTGGGCGAGCCGTTGTTACATTAGCGCCAGTTGTAGAGATGTTATTCAACATTCCTACGCCAGCTGGGTTACGCACGATTAAAGTGCCTTCCATAATGAACTGGTCTAACGAAGCGTCAGCATTACTGAAAACTTCATTGTTAGGACCGAGGTCACGCAAGGAGCCCCATTGTAGTACTTCTTCGTTTAGGAAGTAGATACTGTTACTTACACCAGCTTGATCCATAATCCAGCTATCAAAGATCTCATAAGTGTAGTTAAAATCACCTTCGTAAGTCTGGATTGTGTCGCCACGCTCCGAGTTTACACGGTTGATACTACGACTTGTTGGGAATGTATCTGATAACATAGTGCGGAGGCTCGTAGGAGCAACTACAGTACGGATCTTAGCATTGTAACGCTCTTCAGCTACAGTCACTAACTGACGATAGTTGATTGGCGAAAACAATTGGTTTGTAAATGTACCGCTATAGAATGTTGTACCATTAGCGTTAACAGTGAAACTGTTAGCGGTAGGAGTAGAACTATCTGTAGAAGCATTGTTTACATTGGTTGTGATACCTGTTAAGTTACCAGAAGTTGTATTGAAACTTTGTGTTCCAGCGAAAGAACTCAAAGAACCCATACGACGACCAGTTTGTGTGTTACCACTAGCACCACCAGCTGTACCAGTTTGACCACCGTATTGGGTGCCAACTTGGTCGTTACGAACTAATTGCTGTTCCACATTGAACATTAATTCGATTAACTGTTTAACTTCTTGGTATGCTTGTGGATCTCCACCTGATTGCATTACTGCGCGAGCTGTTCCAGATGCTGCAACTGTTGTTGCGAAAATCTGTGTGTAGTTAGCTAAGTTGTAACGAGTGTTACTCTCAGCATCAGCTGTAGAAACAGGAGCACCTTCTGTATATGCCATTGTTACTGGCAATGCATAGATGTCATCTGTCCACAAAGGCAAAGTAGAATTTACTTTACGCTTTTTAGTCATACACATATTTAAAACAGGGGTATCGTCTTTTACACGATTGGATACATCTAGGTCTAAGTCTTTGACAACGATATCAGCGCCATACGCGGTTGTACCATTACCAATTTGACTTGTTGTAATTTCTGCCATGTTATTCTCCTTGAATATTATTTAGGCTAAATCTCAACGACTTGTCCTGGCGGATCTTAATTTATTAAGTTGTGCCATTAGCAAGTTGTCTCCGGCTTTTTTATCGCCGGCCTTGGCTTTTTCACGAAGTGAGCTAATTGAATCTTCTGAACCTCTGCCATTGCCGCTCATACCTTTACGGCCTGCGGTTTGAGCAAAGGAACTTCCAGCTGAACGAGTTGATGGTTTATCGCGGAATTTGAGTCCATCTCTAACTAACGATAGCAAAGCTTCGTCTGAGGAGATTAAATCAATATTCTTAACGCCCGGAACTAATTCATTATTACTGCTTTTCCAAGTTTTGGCCAACTTCTCGCGTAGTTCATTGTAAACATATTCGTTTTTCAACTCTTTGTCCGTAAATGATTTGCGATTGTTAGTTAAAATCTCAGTTACTTGTTGTCTACGAAGTTCTTTAAACTGATCAATGTTTGGTTTCAACTGATTAATTGTAGCACCTTGCTGTTGTATGTAACGCTCATTTTGTTGCATACTAGCTTGTATACGAGCTCGTTGTGCGGCATCGTTTGTTTGTGCTAATTGTTGTTGAAAGGTTGTCTGATAGTTTTGAGTTCTTACGATCTCATCATAGGCCTTTTGTAACTGTGGTTCAACAGTAAATTCCATAGCTAGGGTTAATCCCTCTTGCCAATTTCTTTGTTGGCTAAGGTAATCATCAAATTCAGCTCTTTGAATTTTCAATTGTCTTGCATCTTCGTGGATTGCGGATCCTTGTCCCAATATAGAGGCAGCCTTTTTAGCATCGACTACAACCTCTTTACCATTACGCATAAACTTAAACTTAGCTTTCGGGTTAGTTTCTGCGAATTCGATAAAATCGATTAGTTCATCGTTGCCAGTGTCTGCGTTAGAATCTTCGCTTACAGTTTCCTGGGCTTGATCTTCTTCAGTGCTACTACCATCTTGATATTCTGTATCTACAATTTCTGGCGCGGCATCTAAGCCGTCTGGTGCCACAGGGGAATCGGCATTTGCCTCAGCTTCCTCACCTGTCTCAGTCCCATCGGTAGCGCGAATCTGGTTACGCATAGTCATAGACTTCATTGCGTCCATTTTTGCTGCTATTGAATCCATACTGGGTACTGCGTTGTTGTCAGTGGCCGCGACATTGTCGTTAGGCTTGATATTTTCTGTCATAAGACTTCCTTAATGTTATGTGTGGGCGCCGCAGGATTTGTCTGCATTGTTACCACACGATTTTTATAGTATACAGCTCGCTTGAGTGTATCGATAAAACTTGTGAGACCTGCCAGTTGATTACTTATCGCTATGCGGCGGTTGTTATCATCCTGGCTGTGGCCAACTATATTTGTTAATTGGTCCGTTAGGTCGAATTTTGTTATGTGAATAAACAATGCTAATTGCTTATTCTGTAGTAATGATTCAGCTTCGGAACCATTACCTTTAATTTGATCCAGCTGAGAAGCTTTCATCTCTTTGATGTTGTTAGGATTAACCTGAACACGCGAGTTGAATGCTTCTAATACTGTTTGATCTATCATTAGCTATATACCTTTGGTTTGCCTTGTGCCATAGCCATATAATCTAACTGACTTTCGGAGTCTGTTCCATCTATACCGGCTAATACTTCTTTGGTCTTGGCATTATTTAACTCAGCTTGTGACTTCTTGTATTCTTCTTCTGGACTTGGAGTCTTATTCTTAGCAGCTTCTTGGCCGGATTTAATCATAGCTACAACTTCATCGTCAGTTGGCAAGTAAGTATTAGCATCCTTAACACCCAGCACATACAATGTATCGGAATAAGGCTTTTTAATCTTAGTATACATCTCTGGAGTTAGTGTTCCATTAGCAACCATAGCTTGAACAGTTTGATATAACTGTTGTTGGCATTGAACAATAGCTTGTTGACGCTGTAATTGGTTTTCTTCACTGGCCATACCTACAGCTAATTCAAGATGCATTAGTTTTCTATCGCAGAAGTTCATATCATCCCATGACTCATAATCAAGGAACACAGGTTGTTTGTCTGGATTGTACATTTGGGCTAACTTCTTAACTCCATAGTCGTCTCCATACTGTATAAGGGTTCGCCATACTAACCAAATAGCTTCTTTAAGGCCATCTGCTGAATTACGCACAGCATTGTCTTGAATAATTTGATTTGGACCTAATGCCATTTGTAATTTAATGCCTGAATTGCCAGGAGCCATAATTTCTGGATTAAATGTATCGGAAGGTTGAACCATACCAATAATATTCATTGTGTCCTGGCTCATACGATTCATAGCATTGTCCATAAATCCTAAATTACCGGATGGAGGAGGCATTGGGAATATGTCTGTAGCTGGATCAAACTTACTATCTAATATAAAGATAGCTGCTTCACCGTCTTGCATCATTTCAAAGTCAACTTTGTCTGGTTTCACACCAATACGCGGAGTGGATGTTAGCAATCCTAATAATATTTCTGCGCGATGTCCAGCTGTCATGTATTCCTGCATAGGAATTACTGACTCTGCTATTGACATTCCATAGAAGTTGCCTGGTAAAGGCTTTGGACACATATTGGCAACAGGAATAAACTCAACTTCCTTGGCACTTATGATGTATTGTCCTGAAAATACTATCTCTAATAACTCAAGTTCGCCATCTCCGTCGATGTCATAACGGTCCCACACGGTCAAAATAGTAATTTGTCTGCTGTCTGGATCGGCTCCTACACCTGACTCTACTGGAATACCCATAACAGGAACACTATCACGGGCGTGGATAGCCAAATTATTGAGAACAGAACCAGCTTGGTAAGCACCGTTTTGATTGTAGTCCGCGTGCATACGGAATTCTTCGATGTGGTCATTGATTTGTGGATATAGTTGTGTAGCTTCTTGAATACTCATTGGGTCATAGTAACCGCAAAAGGCTTGATCCTTCATTTCCTGTACGGTAGGATCGCAGATCCAATAGTGTTGTGCTATGTTACGAAATTTAATTTTCAAACTCCAGCCAGTTAGTTTGTATTTGGCTGTATAAATTGTATTGCGATTAATAGCATCTGTTAACGCGTCTTCAGCTTGATCTAATTCAATGTTTGGTGCTTCTTCTTGAGCACCTTCAACATCGCCTGCTCCATAAGCAGACATATTAGCAATATGTGTATCTAATGTAGCTTGTTGTTGTGCTTCTGGCATTGCGGCCATAAACTCTTTAGTTTCTTTTAACACTTGTTCTAAATCTACTGATTTTTTACGGCGGCTTTGGCGTAATGCTGTTAGTCCAGCATCAGCTGCTTGTTGTTCAAATGCTTTTAATTGATCGGGTGTGCCATCTGTTTCAACATAGCGTACAATTTGCTCACGCATTGGTAATATCATAAGCATACCATTCTTGTGCATACAAGCATCCATTACCCAACGCTGTAGGATAAAGTGTGGATCGTTTTCTTCGTTAATAATGCGGCTGACCATGTCCGAAGCTTGTTTAGCAGCTACATCATCCGTTTCGGAATCGGGAACAAACTCAAAATTAACTTCACCATTGTTGGCCAAACCTTTCACAATAACTGCGGATACATAATCCACAGCTGGTTTTACAACAGGGTGAATATAATCAATTCCATTGACTGGAGCTGTTGAATCCATAACAGCTAAACATAGGTAATGATAATCGGATGCGCGATTTACGGCATTTTTAGTTCCTAAGTAACGCAGATAGCTGGCGCATTTGGTGTCAAGCTGACCTTTTAATTTAACGAAGCGAGCTAATGTAGCATTCGTTGTGTTTAGTTGCATTAATACTTTATTTTTAATATCCAACATTGAATAGGGACCTTTAGTGTATTGTTTATTTAGTATGTTCTGTAAATCACGATGGATTGAATGTCTTTTTCCATTCTGCTTGTGGAGTTGGCCTTGGTACTATTCTATCACGCTGTGCCCGCATACGCTCGCGGCTGGTTCTATTATCCCAGGGTTCAGCTATACCTTGTAAGCAGGCTAATAATCCATAACGAGCGGAATCTATACAATCATCTGGATCCGAGAATCTACCTTGTTCGTCCACATAATAGTTTTGTGCTTCTCTAATAAACTCTACGCAGTTTTCATTAATCATTAAACTACCAACTTCCAGCATTTGGCGCATTTGGTTAATACCATAACTCTTATGATTAGTTACACGCCCTTGGCTATCCGGCGGATTCATTATAGATTTTTGATATACATTGAGTTGGTATTGTTCAAATAGTTCTCTAATGGAGCTACTCGACATAGTATAGCGACCAGCAGTATTAGCATCAGCAGGCAATACAATAGGAGTTCCAAATACTTCGGGTCTGAGTAAATGGTTGATGTACTGTGTTGGTACAGCTTCTTCAACACCTTGTACCACAATTTGTTTATGTAAGTAAGCAGTTTGTTCATTTGGATCCCAGTAGATAAGTGATATAACAGTTTTGTCGTTTACCAAGCCCAAGTCAAGACTAATAACACGATGTATGTTTGGCATTTCACGGAAGTTATATGTGCCCAGTTTATAAGTTGGCCAGTCTCTAATTTGGAACACAGCGCCTTTGCCCATAACTGGCTTACCAGCTATACGAGCTTCGCGTTCGTGCGGTAAGTAATCGCGCTCTAATTGCCTGCGTGTTTCGGCAAGTAAAAAAGGTTCGTGCCAAGGATCATACTCGGGAACATCGGTCCAAGCCACACGAATAAAGTCGTATCCGGATTCTTTATTCCAAAATTTACTAACCAATCCGTTTAATCCTTTTAGTGGTGTAAACGAACATAACACTTGTCCTTGCGTAGTAGCAGTACGAGTTACAATCTCCGAGAAAAAGTCATCGGGCGGTTGCTCATCGAATACAGCTAAATTTAATTTGAATCCCTGCATTTGTCTAACTTCTTGTGTGTAGTTAGCAAACAACAAATAACTCTTTTGGCCTGATATATGGCGTATTTCAACACCCAAACAATTAGCGCCATCGTTACGCATAGTATCTTCTACAATACAACGGCGGGGAATGGCACCAGTGCCTAAGGACTCTTTTATCTTTACATCCTGTGTGCCCAGCAATTCATTTTGTAATACCATTGCCACCTGACTCCAACCTTCACCAGCT